AACTATTTGATGACGGGACATATGAACAGGACGATTACGATATGCTCGGTATTTCAACTGACGACATCTACATGAATGTCGGATTTACTTCCGAGGAAGATTTCTATGGGTACGAGGAAGAAGAATATACCTATGAGTATGAATATGAATATGAGTATGAGTATGAATCAGAATTAGAATCGGAATCGGAATCGGAATTAGAATATTTTGAAGAAGAATTCTTTTTTGAATCGGAGGTATGGGAAGAGGAAGTATTTGATTTCCAGTATGTGAATGACCCGCAGGAAGATTTGTATCTCATGGAAACAGACATGATATATGAGGAAGAATTTTCCCTGTTCCTGCCGCAGGAAACCTATGAAGAATTTGATTATGTGGATTTCCAGCCCTCTTTAATGGAAGAAGAATTCTTTTCTCAAGAAGAGTTTGAGGAAGAGTTTGAGGAAGAGTTTGAGGAAGAATTGTTCCCTGTCTTTGCTGAAGAGATGGAGATTCAGGGTGAGTTTTTGCTGGCACAACTGGATGAGGAATACATCCTTGAGGATCTGGAAATAACAGATAATGATTGGCTGAATACGGAAGAGAACCTGATTGAAGAAGAATTAGCAGAAGAAGAGGAACGTAATCTACTTGAAGAACAATCTGAAGAAATCTTTGAGGAATTGATCGAGGATCAGGCTCTGGAAGAATTGATTGATGAGAGGCAACTGGAAAAACTTACTCTTGTAGAAGAAGAGGAAGAGGAAGAAAAAGAGAAAGAAGAGAAAGAGAAAGAAGAGAAAGAAGAGAAAGAGGAAAGAAAACTGGTAGCTGAAGAAAAAGAAGAGGAAGAAGAGGAAGAAGAAGAAACAGAAAAAAGGTCTGAAGGAAAGAGTATCCGCAGAACCCGTGCGGTATCCATTGCCATGAACTCGGTCGGGGCAGTGTCAGGCCAGCAGTCCGGGCAATCGGTGATGTACGGCAATACGGTCCAGCAGCAGAGCGGGACCACGATGATGTCATCCAGCGGTACAACGGTTTCATCCTCTGGTGCCAACGTGTCCCAGAACAGCGATTCGGTCAATCAGTCCGAGCAGTCTCTTGCCATGGGTGATACGTTTGTACAAGAACAGCAGGAGCAGATATCAGGTGTTCAACAGCTTCAGGTAACAGAAACTCCTGCCACACAGGTGATTGCGGATTCACCATTTGAGGTGGCAGAACAACAGCAGGAACAGCAGCAACAACAATTGCAGCAGGATTTTGTTCTTGAAGGTGAGGGAACTTTCACTCAGGCAGATATCCAGTTTGAAGATAACTTCACTGAAGCGATGGCGACAGGTGGAGACATCGGGACATTCCTCTCCCAGCAAGCACCCGATTTTAATCGGTTTGAGATTGAACCTCCTACAGTAACTGAAGAAAGAATTGTTGCAGCAGTTGAATCTCTGGCTGAACGGGTAGGGGCTGAAGTAGTTCAGCAAAACCTACAGAATCAATTAGAAGTTATGGCAGAAGCAGGTGGTTTTGACAATGATCAGACAGCAGTAGTTACTTTTCTTGGATTCAAAGATGGGTTTTCCCAGTACACCAACCAGGTCCAGATACAGGATAATACTGACTGGTACCTGGACCGCTCCATTTATGAAGGAACTGAGTTGGATGATGCAAATTTTAGTTTTTATATGATGGCTGGCAAGACGCAGTTAAAATTGAATGAAATGATACAAAGTCAGTACAACAGGTAAGAAGATGGCGGAAGTGGAATACCAGGGAATCAAGGTTGGCGGTGGGAAGCTGCTGTTGATTTTGCCTTTACTGGGAACCGTAGGCGGTTTTTTGTGGGGAGGGTTTGAACTCTACAATCGCCTGTTGGATGCGGAAGCTAATTTGTCTGCTTTACAACCAGACCAAATTTCATCTGAAATGAGGCGGCTTGAGACAGTTTATAACCTGATCCGTGATGAATTGGCCTCGGATATTGATTCGGTTGCGGATGAAGTCGGTGAAGCTAATCGTCTTTCAAGAACTGTAGAAACGGAAACATCTGCGACACAACGGGAAGTGCGGAACGATGTCTATGATATGGAGCGCGAGATGCAATCCCGGTTTCAGGAGATGAACGCAGAAATCCGGGGCATGAGGAGCGACCTAGATGACCGAATTAGGGAAATGGATGATAGGATGAGGGAAATCCGTGATGAGCTTGAGGAGAGGATTCAAACGATTCTTGAGAATCCTCTGAACGATGTGGAATGAAGTGGAGATACAGATGCCTGTAAGTAAAAGGAATTACCGCAAGGAGTATGATAATTACCAAGGAAGACCAGAACAGATACAGAACAGGGCTGCACGGAATGCCAGCCGTGCTGTCATGGAAAAAAATGGTATGGTTTCAAAGGGGGACGGGCAAGACGTTCATCACAATGACGGAAATCCAATGAATGTTAAGGCAAGCAATCTTAAAGTTACTTCTCAATCCAAGAACAGATCGTTCAGAAGAACCAGAACCGCCAGAAAGAAAATATAATTTCAATGGCTAAAGAAAATACCACCGATAAAGAACGGCTCCCGATAGCTGAAGTCATTTGGGAAGATGCCTGGGTTCAAACAGAAGGTTCCCCTGCCAAGAAAGCCATGAGGCTGGACCCTATCCTCCGTTCCACCCTGGGGTATAAGGTGGGGGATACCGATGAATGCCTGATTCTGGCAACAGACCTATACAGCAACGACAAAAACACATTCAATACCCCGATTATCATCCCCTGGGACATGGTAATCGGTTGCTGGGAGTTTGAGGTCCATTAGCACCTGAAACGGCCTCGATACAGCGTGGTCAGGGCGTTTTCTTTCTGTTTTTGTACCCTGAGTTCAGGTTTTATGGATCACCTCTCTACCGGCCCCCTGCGCCGTCTGGGGGTGTTTAACCTTCAGATGGGCAAATACAGGGAAAAATCGCCTTTACTTGAAAGAAAATCCTCACAGAATGAATTGGCTTTAAGGGTTGACTCCCGGAATTCTTTCACTGGGGAGACATTTTGCAAAAACGCTTGATTTCGGGAAATGTCTCCCTGATCCCGTAGGTACGTCTTACGCCCAGACTTCCCTGTCATCGTCCAGCAACATCGCCCCACAACAACTTATGGAGTTGCACTTGTAACCTCACTGATAGCCCATCCTCCAAAATCCAGTCAGCCAACTCCCTCGCCTTTAATTGATCGCTACTGGGAGAGAAAAGAATATGGCAGCGGTCAGCCAATTCCTTCGTTTTTTCCACTGCCCACAAATAGTCAACCCTGTCACAGATGACAAATTTCACTTGGTCAGAGCTTGTCAGAAAATCTATATTTTTCTCAAAATTCCGCTCACATTCACCGGAACCGGGTGTTTTGATGTCCATAACTTTCATCACCCGTTGGTCAACTTCTGAAAGACTGATTGCGCCGCTGGTTTCCAATGAAACATGATAATTTCGGTTGCACAATCCAGAAAGGAAGGGAAGAACATCAGGTTGTGCCATCGGTTCACCACCTGTGACGGTAACGTAGCGGGTCGGATAATTTTCAATACGCTCATAAATTGTCTGGAGCGGCATGATGTTTCCTCCGGTAAAGGCGTATGCCGTGTCGCAGTAGAGACACCGCAAGGGACATCCTGTCAGTCTCACAAAAATGGTCGGCAGTCCAATGCGGGTGCTTTCCCCTTGTAGGGAGAAAAATATTTCTGTGATACGGAGACTGTCTTTCATGTGAAAATCGGATCAGAGATTCCGGCTTCCTCAAATCCCTTCGCCCGTAACTTGCAGGCAGGGCACTCACCACAGGGAGGTTGTGCGCCTTCATAACAGGTATGTGTAAAGGCCATAGCATCCATCGCCCCAAGATTATGCGCAAGCTCTACTGTCTCCTTCTTGGAGCGATGCATCAATGGGGTGTGGATTTCAAGGTCATATTCCATCCCGAGTCGGATGGCTACCTCCAGAGCCTTGATCGTATCTTCACGGCAATCCGGGTAGCCACTGTAATCAGTCTGTGCCACGCCGGTGACAAGGTGGTGGGCATCGCGTTGATAAGCGTATGCGGCTGCATAGGTCAGAAAAATCAGGTTTCTGCCAGGAACAAAAGTGTTCGGCAAATTAGTCTCTGGATCAAGATCAGACCGTACTTTTCTGCTGTCATCTGTAAGCGCGTTGCCGCCTAACTCACGCAACGTATCTATTTTTAATTGATCATTTGAAACGCCTGCAAGCGCGGCCACTTTTTTTGCGCATTCGAGTTCAATCCGATGCCGCTGACCGTAATCGAAAGTCAGGGAGGTGACACCATCTCGACCAAATTGATCGAGCGCCCAGTACAGGCAGGTGGTTGAATCTTGTCCACCGGAAAGCACCACAACTACTTTTGTTGCTGCGGTCATAAATCCAGATCAGGTTGACGATTTTCGTTTTTCAGAGCTTTCATCATTTTGTCCAGCGTGTCGTCAAAGCGACTCAGGCCGCTGCCGTCCAGAGAATTTGCTATCTCACACCAGTTTTTGATTTGGTCGGGACTGTTGAGTCTTCCGATGTGAATCCATTTTCCGAGAATCTTTGCAGCTTTCAGGATGTTGGTGGTGGACGGCAAAATCCTGAAGGCATCGCTGCCGCCGAGAAAAACTCCACTGAGGTTTTTCCACGGGATTTCAAGTTCTGCAACGCCGTCCTGCAAGACCAAAGCCCTTGGCAGATGCTCCGTTTTCCAGAAAAAGGCATGAAACAATTCCATCGTCCTTCGGGCATCTCCCCACACATCGGGCAGAGTCACGAAAACAGGCATATTTTTTTTTGCCTCTATGAGCATGGCTTCCCATTCTTTCCTGTGGAAGTGCGTGAAACAGCCGTTGTCCAGACCCCACGGCACCGGGGCAATCTTGTAGCGGGTGAGGGGTGTGCGGAACTGCCAAAATTCATACTGAAATTTTTCAGTGTACTCCGCTATTTTTGCCGGGGATTGGTCCAGCATAACCCTCATTGGCATTTTGCCCAGCATTTTTCTGTTTCCCATACCGTGATGGACGCTATGTGAAGTTCAGAAGAAAGGTTTTCCAGAAACCAGTGTGCAAGATTTTCTGCCGTTGGGTTCTCCAGAACATCATTCAAGTCGCGGTGATCCAAATGTTTTTTGATCAAAGGTTTGATGATCCGGTCCATGTCGAAAAAATCCAGAATCATTCCTGTACTCGGATCAACAACTCCCTTAATGGAAATTTCCACTCTGTAATTGTGGCCGTGGACTCTTCGACAGGGATGATCAGGGCTAACGCCGGTTAAATGGTGCGCTGCGCTGAAGTGATAGCTTTTTCCGATAATGGTCATCATAAGGTACGTCTTACGCCCAGACTTCCCCGTCATTCTGTGGTACGGGGCAGTTCGTTCTTGATCTCCAGTTCGATCATCATGTCCAGGTAGTGCCGTGCCTTCTCCAGATCCTTGATACCGCCCTTTAACTGGTATCTGCACACATATTTGATGACATTGCCTACGCCGTAATTCAAATCATTGCGCTGTATGAACTCAAAAGGCGAGATATCGAGGTAACGGTAATGGTCACCACCGACCTGTTTATGGAATGCGCTCATTCGACCTGCCATCCCCCGCCTTCCTGCTCGACCCATCCCCTCGCCCTGATCTGGCTTTTGGTGGTGATAAGCGCGGTGTCCACCTCACCCAGCAGGGTCTGCAACTCGCCACGTTTCAGCATCAATTCTTTCTCACGCCTCATCAGCCGTACACTCTCACTGGCCCCCTCTGAAGAAGGGGTATCGGTCATCTCGTTCACCATCTTGATCTCCTTTAATGCGGGTTGTTGTAGTACAGGTTCATTTCGTGGAACGGCGGTCATGGTTCCCGGAACCAGCATGGCGATGCCGCCGCCGATACCAAAGAGGCCGAACATCCCTGATGTGGCAACGGTCACAGCCAGCCACTGGTCGGAGATACCACCGATTTCAAAATTGGCAATGCCGAACCAGAGCATCGGGACCGACAGTATGATCAGCCCGATGGCAATAGCTTTTTTCCTCAGCATGATTTCCATAATTATGGCCTCCAGAATCTTTTTCCATGTCATGTTTCTTCCCCCAGGCGTTCCGTGTCAATCCAACATGGCGTACCAGGTCCAACGTATGCCTGCTCAATGTTGAACTCGTAGAACTCAACGGCTTCCTCCCGGCTCATCCCGTCCCGCTCCATCAGGATCTTGATGACCTTGCTGATGTCGTAGGCCATGACAGGATCACTTCCAGCACGATAGGCAACTCCAAGTATGGCTTCATCAAGCCCATCAGCAACAAGCATCTCGCTATCGGTATCCGATTCAATGTCAGATTTAATGCTCATAAAATCTCCTTTTAATTCAAAAATCTGAT